CCGAGCGGGTCTGCCTGATTCCCCTACCGCCCACCGGAGCCGCCATTCGGTGCCGACCCGAACCGCCTGCCTTACAAGGGCAGGGCCACAGCCGTGCGTGGCGGCGGGGTGTCCTCGGCGCGATTCGAACGCGCACTGCCGGCCGCCTCGGGGCCGTGCCTCCTGCCGTTGGGCTACGAGGACATGGAGCCGATACCCGGTGCCGACCCGGGTCGCCCGCCGTACGAAGGCGGAGCCGCAGCCGTGCGCATCGGCAAGGCTTCCGGGGCTGGACTCGAACCAGCAGGGGCGGCGTTCAGAGCGCCGCTGGGACGCCCATGCCCCACCCGGAACCGCGTACGCGGGGCGGGAGTCGAACCCGCAGACGGCAAGGTTTGAGCTTGCCAGCGTTGCCGGTTAGCGTTACCCGCGCGTACGCCGCCAGGGGATCGAACCCTGTATCCCTCGATTAAGAGTCGAGTGCTGCACCGATATAGCTCGCGACGCTCAAGAGCCGTACCGGGGAGTCGAACCCCGATAGTCAGGTTGGAAGCCTGTCGTCTTAGCCGTTAGACCAGTACGGCACGGTGGGCGCCCCCTGAACCGAACAGGGAACTAGCGGGCTTCGACCGCTCGTGATTCCGGTTTCACCAAGCACCCATAGGTCGGGATGGGATGAATCGAACACCCGATGTCCTGGTCCCAGGCCAGGCGCCCTGCCACTGGGCTACACCCCGGGGGTGGAGAAGGTCGGATTCGAACCGGCTCGTCAACGCTTGCAAGGCGCGACCGCCACCATGGCTGTCATCCCCGTGCGTGGACCGCTCCGGATTTGAACCGGAAGCCTCCGCCATGCCATGGCGGCGCTCTGCCAGTTGGAGCTAGCAGCCCAAGGCCGCCGCAACGTGCACGGCGGCAGGGGCAGGCATGGCGGCCTGCCCGAAGATGCTCACGCTATGGACGTGTCAAAAGCCAAGCCCGTCGTGGGGCTCGCAGGGACGGAGAGGCTCGAACTCCCGCTACACCCGGTTTTGGAGACCGGGGCTCTACCAGCTGAGCTACATCCCTAAGAAACTGAAAGCCGCCCGTCAGGCTTTTTCCTGAGGGCGGCTCCCGGTAGCGGACTTCCGTCCTATCCGGGGGCCTTCCCGATGCCCAGGAAGCGCCGCGAGCACGGGTATCCGTGCCCTCGGGATTCGGTCGCTCGCCTGGACGTCATGAATCCAGGATAAGCCAGGACGGCCAGAAGGCAACCGAATTAGCCGGCGTGTCCTCAGCCGATCGCCACGGTGCGGGTGAGTGACCCCTTCAGCCCGAACCGGACGGTGGCGAAGTCCTCTGTCCCGAGGGTGAACGGGACCGCCAGCTTGGTGACCGGGTGAACGACGTGGGACACCCTTGCGCCGCACGCGGCCACCGTCTTGCCGCTGGCGGTCAGGGTGGCCTCGGCTTCCGGGCCGGACAGGATCTCGTCCGCCAGCTCGCGGAGGCCGTCGGCGGTCAGGGTGACCTCGGTGACCTCGCCGCCGTCAGCTTCCAGCTCGCGGCGGCACAAGGCGTTGAACTCGGCCTGCTTCACTCTCTGCCCTTCGCTACGCGCGGTGAACGTTTCGGACGGCTCGCGGGTCTCGGCCCGGGGACCGGGGAGACCTTTGCGCCGGATCTGGTTACGGAGCGTTCAACGTCGGCCCTGCATCGCGCGGAACGCCTCGTTGCGAGCCGCGCGCCGCTTCTCCTCGTCGGTCATCAGCTGCGGCAGCATCCCGCCGGCAAGCCGGACCGCCTCCGCGTGACGGCACTGGCGGCCGTGCATCCCGGCCTCGCACGGGCACTTCCCGTCCGCGCCGATCACGTAGTCCCGCTGGCCGTCGCTCGAGCGGGCACGCCAGGTGCCCGGCTCCGGGCCCGGGGCAACCAGGCCGGCGGCAGTGGGGGTCCACTCAAGATCGCCTTGCGGGGGTGCTTCGGCCTGGGACGGTTCCGGGGCACGCCCCTCGCCGCGGCCTGCAGCAGCCTCCAGCGCCTTCTTGCGCGCCCACTCAAGCCAAGCCTGCGCGCCGGTCCCGTCCAAGAACATCTCCGCGAGGGCCTGGCTGGTGGCGTCCACGGTGTCGTCATGCTGCCCGTTGGGGAACGATGACGCCTCGGTGATGAGCTCCTCGGCATCGAACAGCCCGACCTCGGCCGTCGGGAGCAGCACGTTGCCCGACTCGATCACCGGGGCGACCGCAGTGGCCCGGCCGTACTTGGAGTCCGTCGGGTTGACCGCCACGAGGCCGGGAATCTTCGAGCGCAGCGAGTTGATGACCGCGGTCCCGTTGGCCTTGTCCTCGACAAGCTTGCGCGTGGCCTGCGGCCACTTCGCCACCAGGCTCACGAGCGCGGTCACGGTCTCGGTGAAGCTGAGCCGCTTGCGAACCTGGTCGACCAGGAAGGCCATCGCGCCGCGGCGCGCCCACACTTGCATGACCACGAAGTCGGACGACTTGGTGTCCTTGAACGCGCAGTCGACGGAGATCAGGACCTCGTCGGCGTCGTGGACGAGCCACGCCTCTGGCGCCGCCGGGTGCTGCGACCACAGTGGCTCGTGGTAGCGGCGCCACCACTGGCGCTTCCACACGCTGCCCTGGTCAGGCGACGGGCGCCCCTGGTACAGCGACGTGAACGACCGGGTGCCCGCCTGTATGCGGATCCGCTCCCACTGCACCGCGGTCCGCTTGCGGGCCGACTGCAGCCACTGCCCCGGCTCGCGGCCAAGGGGGTCGGACTGGCCCTTCTCCGGGTCGTGATCGGCTAGCGCCGGGATGTTGATGACCCGCCAGCGGCTCGCGTCCTCAGCAGCCAGCAGCCGGCCGGCGAGGTCGTTCTCGTGCCAGCGGGTGCCGACGTGCACGACCGTCGCGCCCGGCCCGAGCCGGGGGGCGCCAGTGTGGGTCCACCAGTCCCACACCTTCTGGCGGTGGACCGCGGAGTCGGCCTGCTCGCGGCCCGCGAACATGTCGTCCATGATCAGCAGGTCCACCGGGCGCCCGGAGATGCCCGTCGACAGGCCCGCGCACAGCATGCCGCCGCGGTGGCCGTCCAACTCCCAGTCCGACGCCGCCCCGAAGTCGGGTGCGATCTGCAAGCCCAGGTCGACGGAGCCCTGGCGGCCGTCCAGTGTCTGGCACCAGTTCCGCACCATCCGCCCGGACACCCGGGCCAGCGACACCGCGTACGAGACGACGCAGACCTTCAGCTGCTGGTTGCGGGTCAGCGCCCACAGCGAGCCGACCCGGCACACCCTGGTCGTCTTGCCTTCCTGCGGGCCGATCGAGATGATCAGCCGGTCATCAGGGGTGGCGAACGCCTCGGCCAGCGCGGAGTCGATCAGGTCCAGCGCCGGGGTCCGCACCGTCGCCGGGTCGACTGCGGCAGCCAGCTCCCCGGGACTCGCCCACTGGCGGGGCGGCTCCGGCACCGGGGGGTCGCACCGGTCCGCCAGTGCCACGGCGAACGGGTCAGTCACGCACCCCTCCGGGCTGCTAGGAGACCGCGCGCAGGTGGCGGCCGACCAGCGTGCGCGCCTCCCGCTGCTGCGCCACGCTCATCCCCATCTCGCCCATCGCCGCCGACAGGGCGTCCATCGCCATCTGCGCCTGCTTCTCCGTCACCCGGGCAAGCCGTTCCTCGATGTTCAGCTTGGCGATGTCGACCAGCAGCTTCCCGGCGCGGTCCATCGTCCGCTCCAGGACCGCCACTTCCGCACGGAGCTGCTCGCCGCCGTGCTCGTCGGTGTAGCGGATCGCGTCCTCAAGGTCGTTGACCATGTCGCCGATCGCCGACTCAAGTGCCAGGGCGCGGCCGGCGAGCCGTTGCAGCGCGCCGATCGGGTCGTCAACGGGGCGCGCGTCGTACTTGTACAGCACCCTGCGGGCCTGGTCCTCGGCCCGCCGCTCCTTCGCTGACTGGCTTCCGCCAGGCGAGGATCCGCCGTGCCACGAGCACTGGCCCCAGCCCTTGTGGTCGGTGCCCGCCCCGGCCTGCCGCTCGCAAGTACCCTCGCGACCGCGGAGCCTGCCGCCGCAGAACGGCCCGCTGCTCTTGCCCATAGAGATCGCCTCCGGCGGCTAGCTCATAGAGTCAGGCTGCTGCGGGGTGGCGAAACTGGCCCTGCTCAGGCGCGGGGTCGCGGCGGACCGCGGCGCGGGCCATCTTCTCGCCGCGGGCCTTGGTCGCGGCCTCGGCCTTGACGACGTCGATGAGCCGGTAGAAGGGGCGCCCGCGGGCGTCGCGGATCTCCCTGCCCCGGCTGTCGGTGGCCACGGGAAGCCAGCCTCGGGCCCGCCAGTTGACGATGACGTTGACCCTCGGCTTGCCGTCGTCATCGAGGAGGCGGGCGTAGCGGGCGGCGTCGGAGGCGGTCAGCAGGGCCTGGAGGTTCAGGGCTGGCTCGTCCACCGGCACACCTCCGGGCACGAAAAAAGCCCCGGGGCACTGGCTCCAGGGCAGGGTGGTTCGGGAAAAGACTACACACGACACGTAGCCGCGGCAAACAAGGGCGCGGAAGCAGGCGCCTGCGTGTCGCCTGGTCAGGCCGCGCCGCGCTTGTGCGGGCCGGACGTGGCGCGGTCCCGGCCGCCGTCCAGGCAGCCG